GTCATTAGATAATTTTGGACAAACTTTAGTAGCAACAATTTTAGATGGTAAAACTTTTACTTGGGAACCAATAAATTCTAATGTGAACGCTCCACAAACAAGAGCTGCGGTGGCTTCAGGAAACCCAACATCAACTGTCATGACAATAGTTTCGGACCAAGATAGACATTTGTTTCATTTAGGAACTGAAACAACAATAGGCGATACAGCATCACAAGATAAAATGTTTATAAGATTTTCAGACCAAGAAGATATATCAGATTATGCACCGACCTCTACAAATACTGCTGGAACTTTTCAACTAGATGATGGTACAGAAATAAGGGGTGCTGTTAAAGGTAAGGACTATATATTTATACTAACCGATACTGCAGCTTACATTTCTCAATTTGTTGGACCACCATTCACTTTCTCTATAAGAAAAGTTGGTTCTAATTGTGGTTTGATAGGTAAGCATGCACTTGTTTATGCAGATGGTGTTGTTTATTGGATGGCTGATTCAGGTGGATTTTTTGTTTATGATGGAACAGTGAAAAGTTTACCTTGCACTGTAGAGGATTTTGTTTTCACAACAAATAACACTGGTGACTTAGGAATAAGTTTTGATCAAGCTAAAAAAGTTTACGCTGGGTATAATACATTATTTGGTGAGGTAACTTGGTATTACCCTAAATCAGGGTCTACGAATATTGATAGAAGCGTTACATTTAATTACACTGAAAATACTTGGACAACAGGATCATTAGCAAGAACAACTTATTATGACGCTCAGATTTTTGATCACCCATATGCCACTGAATTTGCGTCAGCTGGGACACCAACCTTTCCAACAATAAAAGGTGTAACCAATGTAAATGGTGCCACTACATTTTATGAACATGAAAAGGGAGTTGATCAAGTAAATAGTTCAGGAACAACTGCTATATTAGCTAATGTTCAATCAGGTGACTTTCAATTAGCCATAGATGGTAACGGAGAGTTTTTTACAAAAATTAGAAGATTCATTCCAGACTTTAAAAGAATAACAGGGGATGCACGTGTTACAATAAATTTAAAAGATTTTCCTGTAGATACAGCAGCGTCCTCACCTTTAGGTCCTTTTACAATTTCATCATCTACTCAAAAGGTTGATACCAGAGCCAGAGGAAGAGCAGCTAGTTTGAAAATAGAAAATACAAGCACAGGACAATCTTGGAGATATGGAACTTTTAGAGCCGATGTACAACCTGATGGTAGAAGATAATGGCAAAAATTACGGCATACATTCCAGAACCTAAAGAAACTTATCAACCTGAAAATCAAAGACAGGTGTTACAATCTTTAGATACCGTTAAGCAACAATTAAATACTTCTTATCAGCAAGACTTAAAAAATGAACAATCAACTTTTAACTGGTTTATATCATGACAATACAATACAAAAACGCAGGAATTAATCTATCAACAACAGACACAACTACTGTATTAACATCACCAACATCAGCAAGATGTTTAATTAAACAAATACAAATAGATAATGCATCAGGGTCACCGGTAAATCTATCGGTGCAGTTTACAGATAGTTCAGCTTCAACCACTTTTAGAATTAGAAACAAAGCAATACCTGCAAATGATGTTGTTGATATAATAAATCACACCTTAGTGCTTGAGGAGGGAGATTCATTAAAAATGACAGCGGGCACTGCAAATGAAATTCAAGGGGTTATAAGTTATGCTCAAATAGATAGATCACAGGAAAATGGCTAAGAAGAAACCTAAATATGGTGTTAATAATTATACAAAAAGAACACCAAAAAAAAGACCAGGTAGGCATACAAAAAGATTGAATAAACATAAAAAAAGAAGTATTAAGAAATACGGCTATAGAGGCCAAGGGAGATAATATGGAAATAAGAAGAATACCAGCACACGCAGTAGAAAAAATTAAACATAAAAGAACTGGAAAAGAGTATAAAGATAAAGCAGAGTTTGATGCTGATGTTGCAGATCCAAATACAGATACAACTGCAGCAGATTTTCAACAAGATCTTATAATCACTCCAGCTTCAATTGGTGGTAAAAGCGATACTAAATGAATCCTCTAGGAGGAACTGAGATCCAATACGAACTGTTATATAAGTACGTAGATAACAATTTATTGGATAACTTTCTAATAACAACTTCTGTACCAGAGAAAATTCCATTAAGCTTAGACAAAATTAATATACTTTGGCAACAAAACTCATACGATCAACCTAATTTAATTAATTGGTTTTCTAATAAAGATAATCACAAAAAGTATGATTATTACGTTTTTAATTCGCATTGGTGCTATGAAAAATTTAGAATGAGGTTTAAAGTTCCAACAAACAGATGCACCGTAATTAAAAATGCTGTTGAATCATTTCCAGAAAAACAATTTAAGAGGAATGGTAAATTAAAAATGATTTATCATTCAACACCATGGAGAGGTCTTAATGTTTTATTAGGGGCTATGCAATTAATAAAAAGTAAAGATGTGGAATTAGATGTTTACTCTAGCACACAAATTTATGGAGATCAGTTTAAGTCTTCAAACGATGATCAATATAAACAATTATATGATCAAGCAAAGTCTTTACCTAATGTAAATTACATAGGATATGTGAGTAATGATGAGATCAGAAAAAGATTGCAAAATTATGATGTGTTTTGTTTTCCAAGTATATGGGAAGAAACATCTTGTATTTCTGCTATTGAATCTTTAGCTTCAGGTTTACATATGATCACTACTAACTATGGTGCATTATTTGAAACTTGCTCTGAGTGGCCTGTTTATATAAATTATACTGAAGACTATAAACAACTAGCACAATTATTTGCTTTTTCTATTGATGAAGTGAATGCTTATTTATATAAAGGTTCTGTGCCACAGTTTTTAAAAAGCCAACAACAATTTTTTAATAAGTTTTATTCTTGGGAGAGAAGAAAAGGAGAATGGACTAATTTCTTAGAAGGACTATTACATGAAAAACGATCCAAATTCTAAACCACTTTGGTTTAATAAAGACGAGGAGAGAGAAAAGTTAAATGAGAATAGTTTGTTTGTTGCAACTCCAGTTCATTCAGAAGTAAGTATTCACTATACACAGTCTTTGTTAGAATTACAAAAACTAGCTATAAAGAAAAAAACAAAAATAGTATTTCAATTATACAAATCATCATTAGTCACACAAGGTAGAAATTTATGTGTATCTGCTTTTTTACGTAGTGGTATGAGTCATTTATTATTTATAGATTCTGATATAGGATTTAAACCTGAAAGTGCTTTTAGATTATTAGACGCAAAAAAAGATGTTATATCTGTACCATATGCACTGAAAGACATGTGTTGGGATAAAGCTTTATATATGATTAAAAATAATAAAATAAAAACAGTAGATGATTTAAAATATAAAGCATTTTATAGATATCCATTTAAAGTAGCCAATGCAGAAAGTATAGAAGTAAAAGATGGGGCGATAGAGGTGACCCACTCACCCACAGGTTTTATGATGATTAAGAGATCAGTCTTTGAAAAAATGATAAAAAAATATCCTAATTTTGAAATTGTTCAGGACAATGTTATTAATGGTAAAAATGAGAGGGTCAAATATTTTTATAATTTTTTTGATACTTTACACGATCCTAAGACAAAGACTTATTTAGGAGAAGATTTTGCCTTTTGTAAGAGGTGGAGAGATATTGGTGGAAAATGCTATTGTTTGGTCAATGATTACATATCACACATTGGAGAACACCAATATACAGCATGCTTCGCTGATGAGTTGATTAAAGAATTCTAAAATGGTAATATTTCCTAATTAGCTAATTTTAAGGAAAACTCGATATATGTTACAATTTTTACCCTACGCACTAGCCGCCTACGGAGGATATAAAGGATATAAAGCCTCTAAAGACGCTGGTGGATCAGGTCTTCAGAGATTATTGGCAGGAGCGACAGGAGCATATCTTGGATACCAGGGTGGCCAAATGGTTCCTGGAGTACAGCAAGCAGGTTTTAAACCTCTTTTACAAACAGCACCTTTTCAAAATTTAGGACAGACATCTGTTGGTCAATCATTAGGATTACCTTTTACAGGTGACGGCTTTGGTATGGGTGATGAGTTTGCTAGACAAACTTATTCGCAACAATTATCGGGCATACAGGCAGCACAAAAAGCAGCTGCGGCAGCTGCAGGAACTGGTGGACCTGGAGGTCAAAAAGCTCCTATGAATGCATTACAAAAATTATTATTCAGACAAAGATTAACTAAAGCAGGTGATTTTACAGGTGAGTTAGAATTCAGTCCTGGTAAAGTTGCTGCAGCTATAGCAGCCGGTACATACTTAGGTGGTGCCTTTGATCCAAAACCAATAGATGTTTATACACCAACTTATAATTTAGGAGTTGCTGAGTTACAAAGACAAAGAGGTGGATTAAAATACATTGACCCTGTAACAGGAGAAGAAAAAACTTTTGAACAACCTTATATACCTGAAGCAGGTAGAGACCCAGAATTTACAGTAGGTAATATTGAATTATCAAAAAATACTTTTAATACAGGAGGCTTAGCTACAATAAAAAAATTTAACCAAGGAGGTGTAAATTTCTTACCTAGCAAAGTTACTCATGATGAAAACGATTCTAACAATTATGTTAGAGCTCAAGGATACGTTGAAGACGGATCTGGCACAGGAAACAAAGACGAGGATACAATGTTAGCTCAATTAGCAGACGGAGAGTTTGTAACAAGAGCAGATGGAGTATTAGGAGCAGGAATCATAGCAGGTGCAAATCCAAATAGTTTTAAGGACATGCGTGAAAAAGGTGCTTCATACTTCTATGAACAACAAAAACGTTACAAGAGAGTTTTTGATTTATTACAAGGAAGTAGAAATGCACAAGCAAAAGTTAATTAAACCACAAGTAGATATTTTATCTGTAGAACCACAATATATAGATAAGTTCTGGCCTTTATGTGAATTTATGGTTACTGAATCTTTACATTATTCAGGTGGCTTTGCATCCGCACATCATATTAAAGATTTACTTAAAAAAGATGAAGCACAACTGTTTTTAGCTTTTGGTAATGATGAAGAAGAATTAAATCAAGTGTTTGCACTTATGGTGACTAGAATAGCAGCTTTACCAAACTTTAGTCAACTTGAGGCTATTATTACCACTGGAAAAAAAAGACACTTATGGGAAGACAAACTAGTTTCAACGGTAAGTAAATTTGCTAAACTAAATGGTTGTAAAAAGCTATCTTTTTGGTGCAGACCTGGTTGGTCAAAGGTATCAAAAAAATGGGGTTGGAAAGTTAAACACATACAAATGGAAAGAGATTTATAATGGGATCAATAGTAAAAAGCATATTTGGTGGTGGCGGTAGTTCTCCACCTCCTGCACCATCTGGTGGAAATACATTTACTACATCAGTAATTAGAGAAGCACCTGGTATAGAGGAAAGAAAAATAGAATTAATGGATTTAGCAAGAGCTGCTGCTGGGCAACCAGTAACAATTCCTGCAATAGGCGTTGCACCTTTTAGTGCTTTAGAGCAACAAGGATTAACTGCTGCAGGCACAACAGGAGTAGGTGCTCCAACAGTTACATCAGGCATAGGACAGTTACTTGCAGCACAAACACCAAACATAGCTCAATTTCAAAATCCTTTTCAAGCACAAGTAATTGATGAAATAAATAGGCAAGCTGCCTTAGCACAAAATAGATTATCAGCTCAAGCAGTAAGATCAGGAGCCTTCGGCGGAGGTAGAGAAGGTATAGCACAAGCTGAGTTAGAAAGAGCAAGACTTGGACAAGTTGGTTTGGCACAACAACAAGGTTTTGATACAGCATTAAGAGCAGCACAACAGCAGCAGCAGTTGCAAGGTAATATTGGAACTCAACTTGCTCAAATAGGTGCAGGTCAACAACAAATGGCTCAAGCTGATTTAAATCAGTTAATCCAAGCTGGTGGTTTACAAAGACAATTAGCTCAACAAACTTTAGATGCCGCAAGACAATCACAATTACAACAAGCTTTTGAACCGTTCCAAAGAGCAGAATTTTTATCAAACATTTATGCAGCAGGACCAAAAT